AAAGCGTAACGAACGCTGTATCAGCTAATTCGCTACGCTTTGCCCAAATTTGCTTTTTCGCTATGTGTTTATTTTAAGAATAAATGATATATGGGTATTCAGAATAAAGATGGTGCGTTATATTTCGCTACAGGTATAGATAATTCAGGGCTATATTCCGGGCGTCAGGAAGCAATGGGAATCATTAAGGCAATGGCCGGTGAAATTACCGCTTTTGATGTATTCGGAGGGATTGGTATTAGTGCGGGGATCGCTTTTACTCAAGCAGCAAAAGAAGCGTATAACTTCGAAAAGCAGTTCCAGCAAAGCATGAAGGAAGTTGCAACACTTTCAAGCGGAATAAAAGGCAATCTTACCGATTTCATGAATAGTGTAATTGATATGACTAGAGAGGTTCCAGTCGGAGCCGTAGAATCAGCTAAAGCACTATATCAGATTGTATCTGCTGGACATGATGGAGCGGATGCTATGAATATTTTAAAAGTTTCTGCAAAAGCAGCAATCGGTGGCGTTACAGAAACTGCTACTTCTGCGGATGCCATCACTACTATTCTAAATGCATACAAGAAAGGAGCTTCTGAAGCTGAAAACATTTCTGATATGCTGTTTACCACAGCCAAGCTCGGTAAAACAACAATGGGAGAACTCGGGAGAAGCATTGCTCAAGCCGCTCCCATTGCCTCGTCCTTTGGTATTGATATTGAAGACGTACTGGCAGCCGTCGTATCAATAACTAAACAAGGTGTTCCGACAGCCGAAGCTATGACTAAAATACGTGCGGCAATTATGGGAACGGCTAACCATCTAGGTGATGCAGCCTTTTCCGGACGTTCTTTCCAGGAAGCATTACAGCTGATCTATAACGAAGCGAACGGAAGTACAACCAAGATGAAAGAACTATTAGGCACTGATGAAGCTTTACAGGCCGCATTAATGATAACCGGGCAGAACGCAGTAGGTGCCGCGTCCGATCTGGATCAAATGAAAAATGCTACAGGTGCCGCAGAAGCTGCCTTCAAAGAAATGTCTTCATCTGCCGAGAATCAGATGAAACTTCTTGGCAATAATATAACAGCCGCACTTCGTCCGCTGGGAAAGGAGATTTTAAAGGAAATATCCAGTGCAGCACAATCAATGAATGAAGCCTTCAAAGATGGAAGCGCTCAAGAAGCATTAAAAAATATAGGAGCTTTGATCGTTGTCGTCACTACAGCTCTTGCTGGATATAAAGGAAGCATTCTTGCTGTGAGTACAGCTAAACAAGTATATGCAGCAGTTACGGCTATTGTCAACAAACAGCGTGCTATTGAAGCTGCAGATCTAGTCCTGAAGAAAGGGCTATACGCTATTGAGGCTACAATGATTGCAAAGAACACATCTGCTCGCATCTTACTAACAAAAGCAATAAAAGCACAAACCATCGCTCAATTAAAAAATGCCGCAGCAATGCTAACTAATCCTTATGTGTTGGCTGCTGCTGCATTTGCAGGACTTGGCTATGCTATTTACAAGTGCGCTACCGCTGAAACAGACTCAGAAAGGGCAATGAGAAAACATAATGCTACCATGGAGACTCAAAAAAAGAACTTGGACGATTTAAAGAGTAAAGCAGAAGGATTCCTTTCTGTTATTAGAGATGAAACATCTTCTCAATCCGAGAAATTGGAAGCATACAAACAACTTCAATCCATTATGCCGAGCGTTTTAAAGAATCTTGATTTAGAGAAGCTTAAAACCATGGAATTAACCGATGTAAAAAGATTACTCAACGAAGAAGCATACAAACAGTATGTAATGGGTATCAAGGTTAAAGCCGTGATGAAGCAAGAAGAATTAGATGCGGCTACTGCTGAATGGCAAAAAGCAGTCGATGAAGCTGAAATCAACAGAAAGAATAATGTCGAAGACCCTGGACTAAGTATCAAAATTGGCAGGTTAGCAAAAAAGAAGAATGAAGCAGCAGAAGCCGTTCGTCTTGCAAAAGAAGAAGTTGAGAAAATAAACGAAATTCAGAAGAAAGCGAAGGAAGAACAAAATAAAGAAGATAAAAAAGCTGCCATTCAAAATAAAGCCTTTTGGACCAAGCAAAAAGATGATGCAACGAAAGCATTAGATTCAATATCTTCAGCACAAAAGAAGCAAATGGATGCCGGAAAGTTCAAAGGGATAGATTCTGCTGTTGTTACTGCCTACAAAGAAAATGTCAAGAAGTTGAAGGAAGCTGAAAAAGAATTAAAAGTCTATGATTCATCTTCCAAGCAAGACGACCAAGCTCACAAGCTCCGAGAAGAACAGAAGAAATATAAACTCCTACTAGATAAGCAGAGTAGAGAGCAGCAGCGCATGAAAGAGGACTCTGCAAATGAACTCGAACAACTTGAAATCAACAAGCTCAAAGAAAGTAGTGAAAAGGTCCTTAGACAAAGGAAACTCAATCATAAGCTAGAGTTACAGGCTATCGATCGTGAAGCAGAGGATAAGAAATTACAAGAAATTGAAAAAGCTCGTTCAGCTTTTGAAGCTAATCCACAAAATAAAAAGAAAACCTTCAATGCATCGGCATATGTCAAGTCAGAGCCAGTAAAGAAACAGTTTGACGCATTTGATAAAGTTGCTAATGAAAAAAAGGAAACTACAGATTTAAAGTACAACCGCGGGGATGATTTAACTGACTTGTTGAATGAGTATCAAGACTATACAGACAAGCGTATTTCCATTGAACGAAAATTCAATGAAGATATTGCCACCTTGCAGGAACAACGCAAGCAGGCTGTTAAGAATGGAGATACAGAACAGGTCGAACAGATTGACCGGTCCATCGCCCAAGCAACAAAAAACAAGGGAATGGAGTTAATGGGGCTAGATTATGATAAGCTGAAAGAATCCCCTGAATACGTTCGTGCCTTCGAGAATCTGAAAGAAACATCTTCTGAAACATTGAATTCCCTTCTCACACAATTAGAGAATGCAAAACAGACAGCAGCACAAGTCTTGTCTCCCGACCAGCTACGGGAATATACAAGCACCATTCAGTCAATTATGGATGAATTGGATAGTCGTAACCCTTTTCAATCGCTGTCTGATAAGAAGAAAGAACTGGCAGAAGCAGAAGAAGAGCTTGCTAATGCACAAATAGAGCTCGAAAATGCAAAGCAGACTGCCGAAGCAGTCAAAGGTGGTGCTAAGATTGAAAATGGCGTCAAGTCCTCTAAATTCAATGAAAAGACCGGTAAGATTGAATCTACAAAAGCTTGTTTATCCGAAGCACAGGCCCTGGATCAAGTAAAGAAGAAAACTGAAAACTATAATGCGGCTAAAGACAAAGTAGTAAAGAAGGATAATCAAGTAAAGAAGTCGGAAAAAGAAGTCAGAGCACAGATTTCGGAGCTAGCGGATACCATAGACGAGCTGGGTAAATCGATTGGTGGTCCGGCGGGTGAGATTATTTCTCTGATTGGTAATATCGGAGCTTTTACAATGACCGCCATGTCCGGTGTGGAAGCGGCAGCCGATACCTCTGCCAATGCAATAAGTACGGTTGAAAAGGCTTCTGTTATCCTGGCAATTATTAGTGCTGCTATGCAGGTAGCAATGAAAATCTTCGATATGTTCGGTAAGGACGATACGACGGAGAAATACGAGAAAGCCAAAGAAGTGTATGAATCCTATATCAGCATCCTTGACAGGGTTATTGAGAAGCAACTAGAACTAGCAGAAACTCTCACAGGAGATAATGCGAATGCCGCCTACAATAAGGCCCTCGAAACGATTAAGTTGCAAAGTGAAAATGCAAAGGTATTAGGAAAACAATACTTAAATTCCGGTGCATCGAGAAAATCTCACTCAAAGGGTTATGATGAAGTAGATGATATGTCTTGGGAAGGCTGGAAACAAGCTGCCAATACATTGGGAATGACGGTTGATGAATTTAAGAAAAAAATGGGTGGTCGTATGACTGGACTGTTTGATTTAACCGATGAACAGTTAGCAAGTCTACAGGAAAATGCCGGTATCTTCTGGTCGCAACTTGATTCGGATACTCAGAAATATGCGGACCAAATCGCCAATGGCGTCGAGAAAGTTGCGGAGGTTATGGAACAAAGAATAACTGATACCACACTCATTGATATAGACGGCCTTCGTTCAGACTTTCAAGACCTACTTACGGATATGGATGCTGATTCGGCAGACTTTGCAGACAACTTTGAGGAATACATGCGAAATGCTATTCTCAATTCCATGCTTAAAGATGAATATATGGACAGATTAACAGCGTGGAGGGAGAAGCTATATAATGCAATGGACGATGGAGTAACCGAGGATGAATATAACGCTTTAAAGGCCGAAGGTCAACAAATAGCTGATGAAATGAAAGCTAAACGCGATGCGATGTCAGAAATGTATAACTGGGGGAAAGATGATGATGAACGTGAAGCATCAAAAAAAGGCTTCGCTTCCATGTCCCAGGATTCCGCCGATAAGCTAAACGGAAGCTTTGCTGTAATGACATCGCATACATACTCTATAAATGAAGGAGTTAAGCAGATACAATCTAGTACTGACAAGATACTGGAGAAGCTTATTTATCTCTCTAATTTGGATAAAAATATAAGTGAAATAACGAAGCATAGTGACCTTGTTATTACTTATCTGTCTGATATCAGCAGCCATACTGCCCGCCTAGAATTTATAGAGAAAGCTATTGAGTCAATAAAGCTGGGTATTGACACACTGAACACTAAAGGAATAACATTAAAGCGATGAAAGGACAACTCTACATAGACAATAAAGACGTATTCACCGAATTAGGTGTAGCTACCTTGCAAGGCAATTACGGAGAGTTGGTGGCTTTTCCGTCTTCCAAGACACCGGATAGCAACGACTGGACAGAAGAAGATGGTAAGGAGTTTGATTTGTCCTCTATCACCCTTGACAGCCGGGAGTTCTCTCTTGAGTTCGGCTTTTTCTCCGAGTGGAAGTTCAATGACTTTGTTGCCCTATTATCCGATAGTAGTTATCATGACTTCAACTTTCCACACCTTGGAAGAACGTTCAGACTGCGGCTTTCCTCACAGAACAGTTTCGAGATGTACAGTAATACCCTGCGTTCGAAGTTCACTTTTGCCAACGACTTCCCCCGTCCGGATGATTATGTATATCTGGAGCCGGTCAACACCATTCCCTTGCCGAAAGGCTACGAACTGGACGGTGTGGATTTATCCGCCTATGGCGTGCTTATCCTCAAAGGAACGAATACGGAGATACTGAAGACACCTGCCGTCAAGAAAAACCTATTGCAGAACTTCAAAAGGCAAGATGGCGCAATCTACGACGGTGAATATGTGAAGTTCCAGACAAAGGACGTGAACCTCAAATGCTTGATGCGTGCACCGGATTTTGAGACGTTTTGGCGTAACCGTGACGCCCTTTTGCATGACCTCACCAAGCTATCTACAAAGACCGATGACGAAGGCTACAAGTATTCCGATGCGGAGCGTATATTTTATTGTGATGAGTGGTCTGAAAGCTATCCTTGCTACTACAAGAGTTGCAAGACGGATGATTTCAATCCTCTTGGGGGGATATGGTGGGAGTTTACGCTTACTCTCGTATTCACTTGCTTCCGGTTGGAAGAAACCGATTACCTTCTTGCCAGTGAAGCGGGAGAATTCATTATAACGGAGGACGGAGAATTTTATATTGATTTAAATTGATTTACTATGCCATTAAAAAAGAAAAGAATATCAGAACTGAACGAAGCCAACGACATGAAGGGCTTCTTCACTATCGGTTATCGGATAGTAGACGGTGTTAAGACTAGCCTTAAATTTGGTTTAGAGAAGGTTCAGACAGCATTAGATAATATGCTCAAGGCTACGAGTGATGCAAAAACGGCAACTACCGATATAAGGCAGTTAGAAGCCACAGTTGAAGATAACGAATCGACTCGTGAAACTGCTGAATCCCGTCGCAATGCTTCCGAACAATCGCGACAAACGGCCGAGACTAGCCGTTCCCGTGAAGAGCAGGCCCGGGAAGCCGCTGAATCAGTTCGTATCACTAATGAAAATGCACGTAAAACCGCTGAAAGTGGACGCTCTACTGCTGAAACTGTACGGGATAATGCAGAAAAGAAACGTGTAACTGACGAAGGTACACGAGAATCTAACGAGCAAGCTAGAAAGAATGCTGAAACAACGAGAGGTAATGCAGAATCCGAACGTGTGATCGCAGAAACGGCTCGCAAGTCTGCCGAAAGTACGCGATCATCCGAGGAAGGCAAAAGAAAGACAGCCGAAACCGCACGTACTACTGCTGAATCAGGTCGTTCCTCTGCTGAAACAATCAGAGTTCAGAATGAGAACGCACGCAAATCTACTGAAGAAGCACGTGTTATAGCGGAAGGCAAGCGGGTAACTGCTGAAACTGGGCGTGTTGATACAGAAACTAAACGTGTTTCGGAGGAGCAAACACGTAAAAATAATGAAGATGCCCGCAAATCTGCCGAATCTGGCCGTTCATCTGCTGAATCGGAACGTGTAAAGGAAGAAGATAAACGAAAAACCGCTGAAACAGGTCGTTCTACCGCTGAATCCGAACGTGCTACTGCGGAAAACAAAAGAAAAGCAGATGAAGTTATAAGAGACAATAATGAATCAAATCGTGTTTCCTCTGAATCCACCCGTAATCAATCTGAAACCGCTCGTATTAATGCCGAGAATACCCGTAAGAGTGCCGAGGAAGCTCGTGTATCTGCCGAGACTAAACGGGCAACAGCGGAAACTTCACGCGATACCGCTGAATCAGGTCGTTCCTCTGCCGAGAATATAAGAGTTCAGAATGAAGATACTCGTAATTCTACCGAAGCAGCTCGTAAAGTTGATGAGACCAACCGGGCCAAAGCAGAGGTAGAACGTGTTAAGGCGGAAGACGCTCGTAAAGCGGAATATAACGGCATTGTAGATGAGATGAACCAAGCTACAGAAGATGCAACCGCACAACTAGGACTTGTAAAGACGGCTACTGATAATGCAAATGCTGCAGCGACACACGCAAATCAAAAAGCAACCTTGGCCACCGAGAAAGCTGCCAAGGCCGATGCTGCCGCTGGTAGTGTCAATGCTGCAAAAGATGCTGCAACGACTGCTGCGAACAATGCTAATGCAGCCAAGACAGCATCGGAAGCCCAAACCGCTTTGGCTAAAAAAGCAACAGATGATGCTAATGCGGCCAAGGATGCATCTGTAATACAAACGGGTTTAGCGAAGAAGGCTACCGATGATGCGAACGCCGCTGCGATAGCTGCGAATAATGCAGTATCCGGCGTTGACGCTAAAGTACAAGCAGCTATCGACAAACTGGTAGCCGGTGCTCCGGACGCATTGGATACACTGATTGAGTTAGCGAATGCACTTAACAATGATCCTAACTTTGCCACGACGATGGCAACAGAGCTGGGAAAGAAGCTCAATGTGACGGACATAGTTAATAATCTGACAAGTGGAGGAACTGGTAAAGCTCTTTCTGCAGAGCAGGGAAAAGCTTTGAAAGCTGCTTTGGACTCCCATAACCATGATAGCAGATATGAGAAGATTATTACCAAGCTTACCGCCTTTAACAAAGATTTCGGAAGTTCTGCCGGGACCGTGTGCGAGGGAAACGATTCGCGTTTGAGTAATGCGCGGCCTCCATTAGCGCATACGCATAAAGTATCTGAAATCAGTGATTTCCCTTCTTCTATGCCCGCTAGTGACGTATACTCTTGGGCGAAGGCTGCATCCAAACCAACCTATACGGCAAGCGAAGTAGGTGCCTCTCCATCAGGTCACAATCATACCGGTACATACGAACCTGCATTCAATAAAAACTCTGCTTTTAATAAGAATTTTGGTAGTGCAGAAGGGACAGTATGCCAGGGAAACGATGCTCGGCTAAGTGATGCCCGTACACCGAAAGCGCATACGCATAAGGTATCTGAAATCAGTGATTTCCCCACCTCTATGCCCGCAAGCGATGTGCCGTCATGGGCGAAGGCTGTTAGTAAACCTAGTTACACAGCGAGCGAGGTTGGCGCTTCTCCTTCTAATCACAACCATGCCGGAGTATATCAACCTGCAGGTAGTTATGCGGCGTCATCGCACAGTCATGGAGCGTCTGATATAATCCCTGATAGCACTCATCGCTTTGTGACTGATGCAGAAAAAGAGGTCTGGAACAGTAAGGCATCTGGTAACCATAACCATGATTCTACGTATCAACCAAAGGGGAATTATGCAGCTTTATCACATAAGCATTCGGCATCTGACATCACGGATGATATTACACATAGATTTGTAACGGATTCTGAAAAGACAAATTGGAATGGTAAGGCGGCAGGAAATCACAACCACGATTCGGTATATCAAGCAAAGGGTAATTATGCGGCAGCGGCACATAAGCACGGAGCGTCAGAAATAAATGAAGATGAGACACACAGTTTTTTTACTGATACTGAACGTGAAAAATTGGGCGGTATAGCAGTAGGAGCAAATAACTACACTCATCCGGATACACACCCCGCATCAATGATTGAAGAAAGCACGTCAAGAAAATTTATGACTAATGCAGAGAAAACTTTACTAAGTTCTCTCGGGACTACGTATGCTTTAGCTGATCTATCGAACGCAATAAGCGTAAACCTATCCTTGAACGGTTATGCAAAATTTAATAATGGATTACTTGTACAATGGGGTAGAGTTGGGGGTTCATCTATAGCTTCGTATAGTGTGACTATGCCTGCATCTTTTTATAATACTGAATATAAAATATTTGCAACTGTATATAAGCCTAGTAGTGACTCCGCCGTATATTCATCATCTCCCTTGGCGATAAATAAAACAGTTAGTAGATTTTATTTGAATAGAAATTATGCAAGTGGGGGTACTACTGGATTATCACAAGAATCATGGGACTGGTTTGCGATTGGTCGCTGGAAATAATTTAAAAACAAATACCATGAAGTATTGGAAAAATGGATTCTACGACGAGCCTATAGATGGTTCGGTAGAAATTACAGAAGAATATTATCAAGAGTTGTTAGTTGGTCAATCTACCGGCTTGATAATAGCTGAAAGCAAAAATAGATATCCTATTTTGGTAGAATATGAGTACGACATTGAAGAAGTACGAAAAATGAAAGTTTCTGAAATACAATCATTTGACAAATCAAACAGTGTCAATTCTTTTGATTTATTGGGTAAAAGCATGTGGTTAGATAAAAGCACACGTGTTGGATTATTTAACTCTATTTCGATTGAAAAAGAAATCGGTAAAACAGACACGGTATTGTGGTATGACGCAACAAAGTATGTCATTCCCGTTTCGGATGCTTTAAGAATGCTGAACGAAATCGAGATGTATGCACTAAACTGCTACAATGTTACACAATCGCACATTGCAGCAGTCAGAGCATTGCAGACTATTGAGGAAATCGAAAACTACGATTATACGATCGGTTATCCGGAAAAACTTAGCTTTCCGGGATAACTTGTACGGAAGTCGTATGTTTCTATTTCGTCTTTTGTCGCTAGCTGTTGAATAGTCTTTGTATGCCTTTGTGTTGTGTCAAAACACGCAAGGGCGTACAATTCTAGCTGTTGTAACATATCAACAGCCTTTTCGACAGGCAAAACAAACAGAGTATCACCCAGCCAGATATTTGTTTCAGATCGTCCAGTTCCCTTTTCAATTGCAATAGAGTTCATAAGACCTACGCGAGTAGCTTTATCCCACCATCCGCGCGTATTATCTATACAGAACTGATTCACCATGTCAGAGGAATCATATAGACTTAATTCATTGAGCTTTTGTGCTCTAATCTCTTCAATAGAGGGTTCATATATAGCTAAGATCGGATATCCCTTTTGGCTTTCAGCTATGAGTAGCCCGGCCGATTGTCCTACCAATAACTCCTGATAATGCTCTTCTGTGATTTCTACCGAACCATCTATAGGCTCGTCGTAGAATCCATTTTTCCAATACTTCATGATATTTGTTTTTAAATTATTTCCAGCGACCAATCGCAAACCAAGTAAAATTCCAGCCAGTCCAAACGATAGCCGGAGTTGAATTTATTCCACGAGTGAGAACTTTACAATATGATGTATATTTACCATTAAGGTCATACCCCGGAGCATATATAAAAGATTCACTTGTATTATTTATTGCTCCAGTGAAATAAATGTTATAATTAGTATTAAGGAAGCTAACAGGGAAATACAGATTAATAGCACCATTTGTTGCTCCAGCTCTCGTTCCCCATTGCATTAATAAGCCATTACTATATTTGACATATCCATTTTGTCCTAAATTGTAACCTTCTAATAAAACTGCATTAGTTCCGAGAGAACTTTGGTTAATATAGCAAGTGCATCTCTTCTCCTCTAATGTTACTCCTTTAAAATCACTGTATCATATTTTATTTCACGACAACGCTGCTAATGTCGTATCTAATGTTTCATATTATTATTAATTCATCTATCTGTTCCTTACTTTTATACCTATTATTCTAATATATTTCTATTTGACATTTATATTTTAGGATATAATTCTAAAGGTGATATGATTTTATATAATGGTGATAAAGAAATAAAGCTCGAAGTAAAGGACGAAAGCTACTCTTATGAGGCCGTCATGGGAGAAGACACACTTACTTTGTATTTCTCACACCCGGGATATATTGAAATTCCGGTGGGCTCCTGGTGTGACTTCTACGGGAAACGATACTTCTTAAAGAAAGATTCAAATTTAAAAAAGAATGGTGAACGTAACTTTGAGTACACGTTGATTCTCGAAACCGGTAGAGCGGATGCAGCGATGTGGAAAGTACGGCATACTGTTGATAATAGTATCAAATTTTCATATACAGCAAAAGCACATGAGCACCTCCGCTTACTCGTTGAAAATCTGAATCGTCGTGGTACCGGGTGGAAAGTTGGCAACTGCATCGAAGGAACAGAGAAAGTAATCAATTACAATCACACCTATATTCTTGATGCTCTCAATCAACTTGCAGAGTTGTACGAGATAGAATGGCAGATCACTGAAGAAACTATAGATGGAAAGCAGATAAAGACAGTTCATCTACGTAAAGTTGAATACAACAAGGATAATCCTTTGAAGTTGTCTTACGGGAAAGGCCATGGGTTCAAAGTTGGCGTAGGTCGGGAATCTGGCGACATTCCTCCTGAAATAATCCTCGTGGAGACCACGGATCGCAATATTGATTATTCAACATACGGAGCTAAGAATTTATTGCTTCCTAAGTCTAAAACTCTAGTTTACGAAGGCCGTACCTATAAAACAGATGCGGACGGCTCCTGTGTTATGCGTGCGGATAAAGAGCTTACTACCGCTAAGGAAGATAGCTTGGATTGTACAGAGATTTATCCTTCACGTGTCGGTACCGTCAGTGCTGTTCTTGAAGTCAATAAGGAGAATAATTTCTATGATTTTGTAGACGAAGATATCCCCAAAGAGTTGAACTTTGAGGATTGTCTTATTACAGGTGAGAATATGACAGTTATCTTTCAGACTGGTATGCTTACCGGCAAAGAATTCGAGGTGAAGTATATTCATGAGGAAAAGGATAAGAAATCAGCACGTCGCTTTGAAATTGTCCCGCAGGAAATCGACGGCATTACTATGCCTGAACCGGAAGTATGGCGGCCCAAAGTTGGTGATACATACGCAGTGTTCGGAATTCAATTACCGAAAGCTTATATCTGTAATGATACAACGCAGACTGGTGCCAGCTGGGAAGTATTCAAAGAAGCTGCCAAATACCTGTACGAGCATGAAGATAGGAAGTTCACATTTACCGGCACGCTCGATGGAATTTGGGCTAAAAAACGCTGGTTGCAGATTGGTGGTAAAATTAAACTAGGCGGTTACGTAGACTTTTCCGACACACAATTTCATCCAGAAGGTTCCCTTATCCGGATGATCGGAATCAAACGTTTTGTGAATAATCCGTATTCTCCCGAAATTGAACTTTCTAACGAACCGGTAGGCACATCTGTTTCAAGTGATCTGAATAAGATTGAGACAAACGAGGTAACGGTCGATAGTAAATACAAAGATGCTTTGCAGTTTACCAAGAGACGGTTCCGAGACGCAAAGGAAACTATGGCTATGCTGGAGGATGCTTTTCTGAATTTCTCTTCTTCTATAGACCCTATTACAGTTCGCACAATGCAACTGCTTGTAGGTGATGAAAGTTTGCAGTTCCGGTTTGTGAACTCAAAAACGAATCCGGCACAAGTATCTCACAATATAACTTATAATGCCAGCACAAGAATACTGAATGCTCCGGCAGGAATCATTCAGCATTTGACACTCGGTATTAGTACTCTTTCTTCTTCTCACAAGGCAGATGAATATAAATACTGGGATTTGGTTGAATACAATTCTCCGGCACTCACTGATCTTGAAAAGAAATATTATCTATATGCTGTATGCAGCAAAGAGAATCAAACTGGTACGTTTCTTCTAAGCGAAACGGCTATTAAGATGGAGGGCATAGCAGGATATTATCACTTCCTAGTCGGTGTCCTCAACAGCGAGTATGAAGGTGATCGCAGTTTTGTTGAGCTGTACGGATTTACGGAGATTCTGCCGGGACGGATAACTACTGAACAGATAATTTCCCCGGATGGGGAGACGTATTTCAATTTGGTAAAAGGTGAAATAGGCGGAAATATTCAAATTAAAACCGGATCGTCTGGATTGGAAAATCTGTCTGAATGGGAAGCAGCTCACAAAGAAATTGAAGATGCTGGTAAAGCAGCAGAACAGGCCAATAATGCAGTAGAAGGGCTTCATGGTTATGTAGATGGAGTATTTGCCGATGGTATTATTACGGAGGCCGAAGCGAAAGCTATTGAAAAGTATATCAATACGATTAATAATGCAAAGGCGGCGATTGAAGCTACCTATAACAAGCTATACACTAATGTGTATTTATCCGGGTCTGCCAAAACGGGTTTATTAAATGCTAAAGTTACCCTTATGGGGTGTATTTCAGACCTGATAAATGCAATTAATGCAGCTATTGCAGACGGACTTACAACACCGGAAGAGAAACAAAACGTTGATGCCAATTTTGCCTATTTCAATAGTGCCTATGCTGATTTTAATACAGCCGTAGAAACAGCGAATAGAGCTATTCAGGACAAGCTAAAGGAGTTCTCGGATAATGCAATGAAAGAAGCGTTGCAAGCCTTACAGGATGCGGCAGATGCAGCTAAGGCGGCAGAACAAGCGAATAGTGCTGTTGGTAGCTTGCATACCTACGTGGATGGAGCATTTGCTGACGGCATTATTACGGAAGCAGAGGCTTTAGCCATTGAGAAGTATCTAAATACAGTCAAAAATACAAGGGCAGCCGGAGAAGCTACCTATAACAAACTGTACGCAAATTCATACCTGGAAGGTGAAGCGAAAACAGGTTTGCTTAATGCTAAAATATCTCTATTTGGTGCTATTGACAATCTTATTGCTGCAATCAATACAGCCATTACCGACGGACAGACAACCGTTGAGGAAAAGCGGAATGTAGATGATAAGTTTACCCTGTTTAATTCTGCCTTGGCTAGTTTCAATACAGCGGTTGAAGTTGCGAATAAAGCTATTCAGGATAAATTGAAAGACTATTCAGATCAGTGCTTCGCTGAATTGAAAGTTCTCAATACTCAAATCTCCGCACAGGTGACGCGGGTCGATAGCTTAACGCAAAGGATAGATACTGCCGGATGGATTACCACGGCCGATGGAAATAAAATTTATGCTTCTAAAGAGCTGGAAAATGGCAATACGCTTATATCTTATATCAACCAGGCGGCAGGTGAAACGACTATTCACTCTTCAAAGATTAACCTAGAAGGTGCTGTTACAATCACCGCACTACATAGTGACCTGCAGACAGTGATTAACTCCAAGATTGACAGGGACGGATTAGGAAAGTTGGCATTTGAAGATGCAGTTGAATATGCGAAGTTAGGCACTACCATTGTTGTAGGTGGTTACCTGAATACTGAATTGATAAAAGTTCGTAGAATTGATGCAGATTCCGGTTTTATAGGTGGTTTTACCATTGAGAGCGGTCGCCTTGTTTGGACGCGTTCAGGGTACTTCGGTGGAACATCTCGTAGTTTGAAATTAGGCTCTGGAACGGCAAAGGAAGGTGTTGTTAATGTAACTTTCAATGCAGAAACAGATGGGCGTTTTGGGGTCGCTGCAATCGGTTCAAACTTCGGTGGAGCATGTATTTATGCCTCCAGGAATCTAAATGCATCAGACAGAAACTATCCACAGGCAAATACAACGTATGCCGGCTTCTTTGATGGAGGTGTTTACGTGAAAGGAACATTGTCAAGTGAATTGTGCTTAGCTGATAATTTTGGCTGTATTACATCTAGGGATGGAAATGGTGGGATTAACTATTACCAAGGTATTGATTTCGATTTTGGTAGTAATATGAAATTTAGAAAAGGATTGTTGGTATCAATCGCTTAATATATAAACAATTATGAAGGTAAATTTAAACAGGCCTTTACTTGATTTTAAAGGCAATGAGGCTATTAAAGCAGTCAACGGTAAAGAGGTAAAACAGTTTCTACGTGATGTGGTTGCAGAAGCACTTTATGCAGCAGGTTCTAATCCTCAACAGGGTTTGGATATGTCGAAAAAGTTACGTGCATACAAGATGTTACAACAGGTTATTAACAATCGTGGCGTACTTGATATAGAGACAGAAGATGCTACCTTATTGAAGGAAATTTGCGCAGACTTCTTTGTATCTGGTGCATACGGACAAATTTATGATTTAATAGAAGGAGGAAACAAGGAATGAACATTACAGCAACTAACAGCACCGCTTCAACTAAGGTTACGGATGCTATCAGGGTTAAATACAGAATGTCAACCCGTGGTACCGAAGCGGTGAAAGATATTACTGCCGAGATTGTCAAGGATGAAACGGTAGTCGGATTCTTCAATACATCAAGAAATGGGGTGACCGGTTTCTCTCTGCATGAGGATCATGGGCTAACCTCTGGCGAAGTGAAACAAGTGTTTCAGACAGCTATCGATGATTGTAGCGAAGTCTTTAAATAAAGTATTAATATTTTAGATAAATGATTATGGATTATTTCAAAAACTTACTTATTGGATTGATTACCGGTATAGCTGCTTATCTTAATCCCATCTCTGGAGAGATCAAAAGCCTTATTGCAGTATTTGCTCTTAATTTCATCTGTGGGCTGCTTACTGCGCTACTTATCAATCATGAAAGCTTTTCTTTCAAAAAAGCTTGGAGATGTATTGTAGAAGCAACTATTTTCTTTGCCTTGGTTAGTTGCATCTACTTTATTGGTGAACACAAAGGTAATCCGGAAGGTGCGCTACAATGCGTCTCATTTATTACGTACAGCGTATTCTATTTTTACGGGGTAAATATTCTAAGGAATATCAAAGAGATTTTACCTAACTCTAGTAATGGTTACAAGGTAGTAGCTTTCCTGCATTATGTTCTAAGTGTTGAGTTTATAAAGAACATACCATATCTAACGAACTACTTACAAAAAGGAGGTGCAAAATGAAGGAAATTGATGCTATTATCATTCATTGTTCTGCCACGCGTGCCGGACAGGATTTGAGAGCTAAAGACATTGACCGGATGCACCGGGCAAGGGGATTCAACCAAATAGGTTATAATTATGTGATTGACCTAGACGGAATGGTTGAGAATGGGCGACCGTTAAGCATCGATGGGGCGCATTGTAACACTAAAGGTTTTTCGGAGTCTTCGTATAATAAGCATGGTGTTGGCATCTGTTATATCGGAGGCTTGGACGCATCTGGAAAGCCTGCTGATACACGTACTCCGGCTCAAAGAGCTAGTTTGCGCCAACTGGTGGCAAAGTTATGTAAGGAGTATGATATTGTCGAGGTTCTCGGACATCGTGACACTTCGCCCGATCTGGACGGAAGCGGAGAGGTAGAGCCGGCAGAATACATCAAGGCTTGTCCCTGCTTTGATGTTCGTTCCGAATTTTCTAATTTCTTGCGTAATACAGTGATCCGGCCATAAGGCTGCTAAATACCTGAAATTATGAATGAGACTATTAACGAATTGTTATCCGCATTGAAGGAATCTACAAGCATTATGAATGCTAGTATAACCAACTGTAGATCGTGTGATGAATGTGAGAAATGTGGTTTATTTCCCATAAGGCAAGCTGATATGAATAAAGCTATTATTGATAAGATTAAAACCAAACAGCCATGAAACGGCTAATATACATTCTGTTCGTTTTCCTGATGTCTGGAATATGGTTGTCGTCATGCCGGAGCGTGCAATATGTACCAGTGGAAAGCGTCCGTATAGAGTACAAGACACGTGATAGTATTCGTTACGATAGCATATACCAACGTGATAGTATTTATACGCTCGTAAAGGGCGATACAGTTTATCAGTATAGATATAAGTACCTGTATAAGTATCAATATCTCAATAGAACTGATACAGTGATAAGGATTGATTCAGTGCAGGTTCCTTATCGGGTAGAAAAGCAGCTAAGCAGATGGCAACAAATGAAAATAGAATTGGGCGGGTGGTCGTTTGGTTTGATTATTGTCACATTTTTTGTAATTGTTGGATGGTTGGTGTATAGACGGAGAAATAAATGAGCAGGCAAGATATACTTTCTTGGAATAATTCTATGTGGAACGACTATAATTTGTAATAGTAGTTCTTTTTATTTAGATTATATTTCTCATTTCTTTTTTTATTTCTACTTTTACAGCAATTTTATAATCAAAGTATGCCAGAAATAAAAATAGGGACAAGTATAGGAAGTAATTATGAAGGATATGAGCAATTAGTCTCAATATACCATCAAATGAAAGAATATAGTGATACCACTATTTATTTGGACTTCTCCTCAAATCGTTGGTTTGAAGCTAATCTGTGTGCGGTTTTAGGAGCTATTTGTTTGCTGATGGAAAAAAACAGAGTCAAAATAGCTTGTTCTAATATGTCTAATTCTTTAATCGATATATTGACAAGAAATGGATTTATAGGAAGTAATTATTTAGATTTACCCGATAACCACAATGGAACGGTTGTTAGTTTTCAAAGATTTAAGCATAATCAAGATAATGCTTTTAATGGTTATATAAAAAGAGAACTTCTTTCAAAATCAGACTTTCCTAAGCATAGTTTATTGCTTGGAAAAAGAATTACTGAGAGTATTTTTGAAATATTTGAAAATGCGAGAACTCATGGGAAATGTGAATTTATTCATACTTGTGGACAATATTATCCGCGAAAAAGTCCTGCTCGATTGGATATAACAATCGTTGACGTAGGACAAACTATTCATAAGAATGTTAATGATTTCCATTTTCCTTTAGAAGAATTTGATGCTTGTATGGCTATAGATTGGGCTATAAAATATGGGAATACGACCAAAATAGGAAGGACAGGAGGATTAGGCTTAAGTCTAATCCTTGAATTCATAAAGCTAAATAATGGAGTAATGCAAATAATATCATCAAATGGATATTGGGAATATCGTGGAAATCGAGTGCGTATGAACACACTTAAGAACAATTTCCCAGGGACTATCGTTAATATTGAGTTCAATTTTGATGATAGCTGCTTTTATCAATTAAAAAGTGAGGCTAATTTGACTATGAATGATATATTTTAGTAATTTTGTACCATGAATATGAAAGAGGAAAATGCTATATTAAAAGTTAATGAGTATACTGTATTAGATATTGCTGTATCTTCTGATGAAGGAGATAAGATTAATCAGCGTATTCATTTATTGTTGGAACGATACCAGAAAGTAACTATTGATTTTTCTGGTATAACTTTGTTGACTTCTGCTTTTCTAAATGCTGCTATTGGACAATTGTATAATGATTTCAATTCGGAGGAGTTGGCATCCCGTCTATTTTTGTCTAATGTGAGTAAGGATGATTTACCGTTATTCAAAAAAGTAACGGATAGGGCAAAAGAATATTTTAAAAATGAACAGGAATTTTCTAAGACTACAAAAGAAATTTTAGATGGGGAATAATTGCATTGATATTAGGAATTACGCCCCTAAAAGTATGGATAATTTCTTTTTTGACAATAATATTTGGGTGTTTTTGTTTTGCCCAATAGGTAATCACGACAAGAGTAAACAGAAAATATATTCTTCTTTTTTGCAGTCTGTTCGTCAAGTAAATGCTACTATATGGATAAATAGTTTAGTTATTTCTGAATTTGCGAATGTAAGTATTAAACTGGATTATAATCTATGGAAGAAGAATGAAGTGAAGGAGGTATCATTAGAAACGGATTTAGATTATAAACAAGTATATAGAAAATCTCAAAGGTATCATGATACAGTTGCAAGTATTTGTGCTGCGATAAATCAAATATTGGTATTGTGTGAGAAATGTACTGATAACTTCAATGCTTTAAATATCCAATCGATTCTTTCTCATTTTATAGATATAGATTTTAATGATAGCTATTACATAGAGTTATGTAGACATTCATCTTTTAAATTTGTGACAGATGATAAAGATTTTATGAATACTTCAAATAACAATATAGTAATATTAGGTAATCTTAAAAAATAATTTCGCATATATATATATTCGCCCCGCTTCTTTGATTCGGGGCTTTTCTTTTGGTTATCTCATTTATAATTATTATATTTGTATATAGACGTGGATGTCTGTTGTATCATCTCTCTACGAAAAAGTTGCTAGTTTTCGAGAACGGGAGACAATACGTTATTTATTCCATTAAGAATGAGCCTCGACTAAGTGTAGTCGGGGCTTTTTGATTATTATTTGTCGTATATAAAATAATCATATATATTTGTCCAAATAAAATTGATATGCTATGGAATACTTAGATGAATTTAAGGAATTTGTAAATTACTGTAACCTAAATGGTAAATATGTTGGTTGGGGAAACCCTAACTCTAAAATACTAATAGTGGGTAAAGAGTCTGCAATGGAAGAACCTGATGAGTTTTATAACAGCAATGCATCTATGTGGGATAATCATGTTAGTAATGATACAATTATGGAGTTATGTCATAAAGTAGAACAAGATGTTAACGTAGCAAAGGGATGGGGTGTAAATACTTGGAGCAAGTATCAGAGATTAAAAGATTATATCTATGGCAGCGAAGGGTTTCAAAATCGGTATGTTGATTTCCCAACTCAAATATTTACTACCGAGATAAATGATCCCCCCAGTCTCCGAACTGCTCAAGCCGATAAAAGTGGAACTTCCTCACGGAAAGAATTATTTCAGGTATCCTCCTTTATTCAAAGTTTTCCTGTGATTATATTGGCATGTTCTAATTATATTCAAAATAACGACAATATTCGTGAAATAGATAATATTTTCGGTGTTACCTATGACGGTGATGATGTCGGTAGATTTTTGTTTAATAAAGGAAATTGGTTTTATACTCATCATGATGCTAGTGGTAGAAAACTTGTAATCCACACTCGTCAGCTAAGTGCGGATGTAAAGGATGATATGTTAAAGCAAATGTCGGAAATAATAAAAAAACATTTGGAAAGGTATGTTTGATTTATTAAATTGCTATAATAAACAGGGATGTTTAAAATTTACTGTTGATGACAATTTGAATAGAGAATGTGAGAAGGCTCAAATTCCTAATGATTGTTGTGGAGTGTATATTGTATATGGTTATTTTAAAGGGATGAAGATTCCGGTTTATATCGGAAGTTCAGGGCATATAGAAAATGGAAAGACAGTGCATCGCAAGGGAGGGCTAAAAAGACGAATAATTGGGAAGCAGCAAAAAACTCCTAGATGGAAACTGTGGCCTGAAAGAATGCGCGCACTATCTATCTGCGAATTGGAAATATGTTGGTATAATACAGAAAACGACAATCCACTACTAGTAGAATACTGTTTAATATTGGAGTCTGTTATAAAAAATAAAAGATTACCTCTTTGGAATAGCGAATTAAAATTGAGTAGGAAATTGAAAGGTGAGTTTGAAGATTTTGTAAACAATAAGAATATTGAATGTTTAAAAATATAATATGGGAAATAAATGCGATCATAACTTCGTTCTTGAATTATGATATTTTTGTTATTAACTTAAATAAGTCTCCAGTATGAATAGAATTATAATTATTGGTAACGGTTTTGATTTAGCTCACAATTTAAAGACTGGATATCAGGATTTTATTAATGACTATTGGGCGGTTGTTGAAGAACAGGTGTATGGTAGATACTGGCAGTGGTTAGACCAGCATTATGGAGGGTCAAAACACATCCCTGAAAATTACAAAGATAATTTTGTGTGTATTGAAAAAGAATGTGGTAAAACTGAAACCAATAAAGTTTGTTTTTCATATAATGAAAATAGTCCTTTTAGAAAACTATGCACATTAATCGATGAGTATAATAGCATCCCTAATACACCAGTGACAGTTCATTTAAAGTTTAAAAATCATTTTTTTGAACGTATATCTCGTCAATGTTCCCTTGTAAATTGGGTAGATATTGAAAATGAATATTATGCTGTATTAAAGGAACTACTTCAAGAAAAAAATCCCCAGAAGCAAAGCGAAAGTATTCGAACATTAAACAAAGACTTTGATGACGTGAAAAGACTTTTAGAGGATTATTTAACCAAGATCACTCAAAGTACAGAACTGAAAAAACATCAATCTATACAAGATGCTTTTTCAAGTTTTATAGAACTTGATGAAATTGCGACTTGTAGGCAAACTAAATTTGTTGAGTCTATTTTTTCTAGTATGTTTCGTTTGGGGGATTTTGTTGACTTTGAATTAGATCAAGAGGCAGATGTTCAATATACTTTATGTGATACAAATGACGAAAAGCGTATGTTATTTATTGAAAAGAATATTGGTTCTGAATCTTTTAAGAAAAATCATTTAGTACCGTATACATTAATTTTAAATTTTAATTACACACAAACAGCTGAAAAATTATATGCTAAAAATAGTATTAATGAAGTTATCAATATTCACGGAGAACTTAACAATGAAAACAATCCCATTATATTTGGATATGGCGATGAGCTAGATGATGATTATGAAAGAATAGAGAGATTACAGAATAATGATTTCCTAGAGAATATCAAATCTATACGATACCATAAAACAAGAAATTATAAAAAGCTTTTGGAGTTTGTTGCATTAGGTCCATATCAGGTCTTTATAATGGGGCATTCTTGTGGAAACTCTGATAGGACATTATTAAATACTTTATTTGAACATGATAACTGCCTATCTATTAAAGCCTTTTATCGACAGTACGAAGATGGAACAGATAATTATATTGATATGATAAAAAATATATCTCGTAATTTTAATAATAAGCCCAATATGCGTGATATAGTTGTAAATCGAGAAGATTGTTCTCCTTTGGTGGCCGTCAAAAAGAGGTAGCCCAATAAGCTACCTCTTAATTAGATATTATTTTCTCCCAATCATCGAGTATCGTAACATCCCACCGAGGAAGATCTGGATTAATATAGGTAACAGACCTACCATACACAGAGAAACTTTTTCCAATAAACTCGTCAATAGCTTCATCTTCCCCTTTTTGAAGACAGATATTCATAAAAACATGCATTTCATTCCAGTTTGTGGGTCCAATGAACAAAGATTCAATCAAGCGGCCTTTAACAGGTACACCGATAACTTGCTCTTTTATCCTATCAACTAATGATACTGCTTCTTCAAATGTCATACTTGTATTTTTCTGCAAAGATATAAAAAATAGATGCCCTCTCCCCTATCACATAAAAGCTATCTCAATCTATGGAATTTCAGTATTACAAATTTCAATTCTATTAAGAAAGATATTTTCGTAATTCTTCGATTGCCTGTGATGCACTTCGGACTACCACATACTTATTACGGCATGATTCCGCTTGTTTTTGAAACTCTTTCTGTTCTTCTGACTGTCTCCCTACCCTCGTTTTAAACTCTATGCAGAGAGAAGCAAAACCCTTTTTGGGAATTAATACGATCACATCAGAAATCCCAGGCTTTACTCCTTGCCGTTTGAGATTAGCAGCTTCTCGTATATGACGGCTTCCACCGTTTGGGACCGCGAATATGAGTTTATCAGGTATATTTGGAAAGTATAGAGGAATAAGTTTGAAGAACTCTGTTTGTATGCGAGCTTCCTCGTTATTATGTACTTCTTTAGAACGCGGAGGATTACGCTGATCTGCACAGCAATTATAACACATGAAGTCGGTACCGATCTTAATAATCGATACCGTTTCTTTTCCACACAAAATACACTTTTCTTTAGACATTATTCAAAATAAGCTAAATTGTATTGGTCTTCTACCTACTACTGCTATCGTTCTCTCATGAATCGGGCACTGCGAAGCGTAGGGGCATCTCCCTGACATTGCAGAAAGATGCGCTCCATGCCATTCATCCCAGTCTGTTACATTATTAGCGGAAAGAAAAGTTATCAGCTTCATGCAGCAGAAACCTCGTTCTTTCTCTTGACTTCCTGTAATTTCAAATAACCCATTACTCTGTAGACGTTTCATTCAATTATACATTATTTTTTGGTAATAGTTAATCCTCAATAGAATATAATGCCTGCATACACTCGAACGGGAAAGTGGAATTTAAAGCATCATATACTTCTTCCGGTATATCATCTTCGCTTTCAAAATCGCCTTCAATACTTTTTGCTCCAGTTGCAGTTGCAACATACTTCTCTTTATACTCTTTACCGTCAATAATTACGGTAATCTCCCATCCTTCGGAAGTAATTTCTAATTTTATCTTATTCATATCGATTTACTTTATGATTGTAAGGCTATCAAGTGGAGCAGGAAACCAATAACTACTCTTGTCCAGAAATACACATCCTCCACCATTATCAGGTTTACAAAACCCTAATACCTCAAAAGGACCAAACTTTATACCATGCTTGTTTTTAAAGATAACCTTATCACCAACATTCAATTTCCTATCTGTACATACTACATCTGATAAGTTATCACATATTTCTGTGATTGTACTTTCCTTCCATTCCAAAAAATCTTTCTTATGATTCATTCCTTTCTTATCTGTTATAATTTATCAGTTCTATATCTATCCGTAAAATCTACAATTGTTTCCAAAAACACATCGGAAGCATTATCAGATATGAGACAAGCTCCCTTTTTGGGTGTTGTCTCCTTATTTACATATCCGTTATTTATAACATATACGGCGTATTGGCCTCCTTTTAGAATATGCCAAATAGCCTTTGCTTTTTCTTTCAACCGTTTCATTTCTTTATTGTTATGCGTTATTTGGTATGATAAATACCACATTGTCTTGACTCATGTATTCGGAAAAAGAAGCCTGTGAACATACTTTTGAGAAGTCATTATAACACCGTCCACGTACAGAGAAATAATATCTCTTGTCTTCAAGTACTCTTCCCATACAAACTTCTCCGTCAAAGAAGCACACTATCTCATTACCATTATCCAGCAACTTTCTAAGAAGCCGATAATCCTTACTTAATTTATATGGTTTATTCATTTCTTACTAGTTATGATTAAAATGGACTGTTATCGCTAAATACATGAAAAACAAGTTGGTTTAACTGGTAAGTACCTATATAATCCAATAGATGATTATCAAAATAATGACCGGTTCCGATTGTCATAATCCTGCAATCAATTATATGTTTTTCATTATCATCCACTATTGCCCAAATGCAAGGAACATTATCTTTAATCTGAACAGTTAGTATCTGATACCCAAGCGGCATTTTTATAATTTGCTCATCCTCAACTTTTAGAGGATATTTAAAGATTCTTTTACTCATATCTGATTTGTTTTGAATTAATCTTCTTCATTATAATCTGTATCAAAAATACGTGCAACTATATCGACTATATTTTCTTCAATATCCTCGGTAGAACCAGTTACAGCATTAGCTATATTCTTCTTCTCCTGAATGATCCGATAAACTTTTTCATCTATTGTTCGACGGCCAAGGAAATAGTAGCAGGTAACAGAATCCTTTTGCCCGATACGGTGTGCCCGATCCTCACATTGACAGCAGTCAGCATACGTCCAAGGAAACTCAACAAAGGCGACATTGCTCGACGCAGTAAGCGTTAAACCAACCCCGGCAGCCTTTATGGAGCAAATGATAATATCCGCTTTAGGATTGTTCTGAAAGGCGTCTACGGCTCTTTGCTTCTCGTCCTGTGAGTCTCTGCCGGTAACCGATACGGCGGTAGGAAAGTAACGTTTCAGTTGGTCTACTACTTCATGAAGAGAACAAAAGAGAATTATCTTCTTCCCATTCTCCCGGAAGTCTTTCACAAATTCAATAACATCACGTACTTTGCCGCGAGCGGAGATCTGCCGTAGAATATTGATACGTACCATCACTTCGCCGCGCATTGCCTTAGCTATCTTATCGTCGTCAGCGTCCTTGTATTTCTGTAGATACATAATAAGGTCGCGTTCTGCATCCATATACTCTTTGCGGTTTGTAATTTCGCAAGTATTCACCTGCCGTATTTTATCGGGAAGATCCGTGAGGACAAGTGACTTTTCACGACGAAACATACAGTACTTCCATAGGTTAAAATTCAATTCTCTCAAATTTGATGCTTCTCTCTGTCCGGAACAATATCTATCAACAAATGGTTTATATCCACCGAAATCGTTCATTCGATCTAAAATAGCCAACTGCGGAATCAAATCTTTAGGCCGGTTTACCACCGGTGTTCCCGTCAATTCAATAACCCATTCTTTGCCGGTACAAATACCTTTGCAAAACTTAGCCTGCTGGGTTGATGCAGATTTGCAACGATGGCTTTCATCAATGATAACAGACTTGAATAAATTGATTGAGTTTCTAAATTCCACATCTCGCAGCGTCCAGCCTTCAGCTTTCTTTATACGTTGTACAAAGTACTTCTTTAATGATTCATAGTTAACAATAAATACCTGATGCATTCCTGTCTGAAAGAAAAAAGTCCATGTATCACGTACCTTATCAGTTAGGATCATCGCCTTTTTATCCGTAAATTTTTCCCATTCACGTTGCCAGTTGATTTTTAATGATGAAGGGCATACAACAAGACAAGGAAAAGCGTCTGCGAGGTTAATTGTTGCTATACTCTGCAATGTCTTACCGAGTCCCGGTTCATCACAATTCATAAACCGTTTTAGTTCTAGTCCTCGAGCAATGCCTTTAAGCTGATAAGGATAAGGCTGGATTTTCAAATTGTGCGGAACGGTTAAATCCGGCAATTCCGGAATATCATAAGCAATATCTTCTTCCTTTTTTTC